GCACAAGCGATTAATAGTGAAATTAAATCTTGGGGATTGAAGTACATCACACAATATTTGGAAAAGGAGAAACCAAATCGAGTTTATGTGGATGGTGCGTGGATTTCTAAAATTTATTTAGATAATGATAGTTACTATGTTAATCCAAAGACGGGTAACTATAAAAAAATTGGGGACCCCGGTACTGAGGGTCTTTTAGAAAAGTATCCCGGTAAATTTGAAATTTGGCCAGGTCGTAAAATTGTTGAACAATATCTTGACGATGACTTGTACGAGACCATGGTCGTAGATGACTCATTCTCACAATCAACATTTTTACTTTCCAAAGTGGTACCAACCACATATGAAAGAATTGCAACGATGGGTACTGCAACATTATGGAAAATTATCATGTTAGCGTGGTCATATGAAAATAACTTAGCAATACCAGCAAAAGACGAGAAACGTGCAATTACTGGTGGTTTGTCTCGTTTATTAAATGTTGGGTTTTCAAAGAACATCGTTAAGTTTGACTACTCATCACTTTACCCATCTATTCAACTTGTTTATGATGTGTTCCCTGAATGTGATGTCATGGGTGTACAAAAATCCATGTTAAAGTATTTCCGTAACATTCGTATCAAATACAAACACCTTGCAGGTGAATTGAAAGATAAAGACCCTGTTATGGCTGAAATGTATGACCGTAAACAATTACCAATCAAGATTTTTATTAACGCATATTTTGGTAGTTTATCTGCACCACAGGTATTCCCTTGGGGTGATATGAATATGGGTGAAACGATTACATGTGTTGGTCGTCAGTGTTTACGAATGATGATTATGTTTTTCCAAGAAAAAGGTTACAAACCTCTTGTAATGGATACTGACGGTGTAAACTTCGAAACTCCTGAAAATATTAATGACACAATTTATATTGGTAAAGGTTTAAACGAATTAGTTACGAAGGGTAAGGAATATCGTGGGATTGAGGCAGATACTGCAGAATTTAATGACATATTCATGAGAAATGAAATGGGATTAGATATTGACTACGTTGCACCTGCATGTATTAATGTTTCTCGTAAAAACTACATCATCAAAATGATGAAGAAAGGTAAAGAGAAAATTAAATTGACAGGAAATACAATTAAATCGAAAAAACTCCAACAATATGTGGTTGAGTTTTTAGATGAAGGACTAAAACATTTGTTAAATGGTGATGGATTGTCGTTTGTTGAGTTGTATTATGATTACGTGAGTAAAATCTTTAATAAAGAAATTCCTTTATCTAAAATTGCAAATAAGGCAAGAGTGAAGCAATCTGTTGAAGATTATAGGAAGTATATTAAAAAGACAACTAAATCGGGTTCTTTTATGTCAAGACAAGCACATATGGAACTTGTTATGATAAATGATTATCCTGCAGGTTTAGGTGAGACTATCTTTTATGTAAATAATGGTACTAAAAAAACATCGGGAGATGTACAAAAGATTGCTAAACCGACTAAGAAACAACAGGAAGAATTTCAACAGAAATACGGATATCCAATGCCACTCGATTATATCGAAGTGAATTGTTATATGATACCTGAAAAAGAGATTCAAAATAATCCTAATATGACCGGTGACTATAATGTCCCAAGATATCTTTCAACTTTCAATAAAAGACTTGAACCACTATTGTGTGTTTTTAAACCTGAGATACGAGAAGATATTCTTATCGAAGACCCAAAGGACAGACAGTACTTTACTAAGTTACAATGTGAACTAGTTAGTGGTTATCCTCTTAAAGAGGATGGACAGGATAAGTTTGATGAGGTTATGACACTATCAGATAGTGAAGTATTATTTTGGAATAGAGTAAACAAGGACCCATTCTTTATGTATGTTGAAGATAGTCTTTCACTTGTTGATCAATATTGGGTTGACCACAACAGAAAAGTAGTAAAACTACAGGCAAACAGTATTAAAAGTAATGAAGATGAAATCATTCAAAATAATGGAAACGATTACGCCTATCACGCAGTTGAATCTTAGATAACATTAAATGGTGAAATCATTGGTCTGTACTTTAATGCCTTATTAAGGTTCTCCGCTTCATTTCCTTTTCTCTCAAGGATTTTTTCAGGACGAAGTCTCTCAAGTCTTTGCATTAATTCTTCAGCCAATTTCAATTTTTCATCTTTTGCTTCAGTTAAAAGTGTTGAATAGTCTAATTTTACGGTAGAATCAGGTACCTGTAAATCACCAGAGAATTTACCCCAAATTCTGGCCAATCCTTCTTTTGAATATGCAATGAGATATTTTCTCACCCAGTTTTGTGCAGGTTTATTTAACATATCCCATGTGAGTGATGTGGTATCTACATCTGATGGTAATCTAACAACATCAGCATTCTGATTTAAACAGGTATCTCTATCCATTGTATCATAGTACCAATACCATACTCTATAGTTATTTCTTCTTAAGTTAGAAAAATCAAATCTACCACCCGGTACATTGTGAAGATGTACTACTTTAGTACCGTTTGGTCCTGCTGTTATTCTATATGTAACATCACCACCTATAAGTCGGTTTTTGAGGTTTCTGTCTTGCATTCTTAATAATAAATCAAATGCTGGTAACATAAAATATGAACCTGATGTACCTACTTGTGCAAAACCACCAACACCACCAGAACCAACACCACCCAATCCACCAAAACCACCTAAAAATGGGTCAACAATAGAATCGGTTAATTCTGCTCGTTGAAACCATAACAATTCATTTATTTCTCTCCCCGCAGGTATTATATAGGTCTGTGTTCCACCGGTTAATTCAATATAATCTTTTTTAAGTTCCCAATCTCCACCTGCCTGTAAACCAACAATTTTAGAATAGGAATGTGAATATTGAGTTTCGTAATCTAAACTTCTTGTGGTAAATGCTCTTGTTAGTGATTGCGTATCCACGTCCAAACCAACCAACCCAGACCATTGTGATTCTATTAACCAATCACTAACGTATTGTTCGTATTCTGAAACTGACAACTCCATGAATGTATCCATTTGTTCTTCAGTTAACTCAATTCCACGAACGGGCATACCCAATAAATGAAACACCTGAGTATATAATTTCTCTTTTTCGGGTTGTGATATTACGGTTATAGACATTTTAATTTGTTATTTTACTATAAATAGTATACATTTTATAATTGAGTAAAATTATATTTGATATGGTATATGAATATGTTTTTTTTAAATCTTTGTTTGAAGAGGGTTGGGATGGTTTTAAAGGAGTTTATTTTAATGAAACACAAAAAAGATTTGAGCGGGAGTTTAGTAAAATCGGAATGTGGGGATGGTGTAGTGATAGGGGTAAAACGGGTATTTTAACTGAAAATAAAAATTGGCATGACTACAATAGAATAAATACTCACCCAAACATCTGTAAGTTTTTTTACGAAGAATGTATAAAAGATAATCCTAATTGTTTTACTGAATTCGGGAATAAAGAATACCATACTGATAATGTAAAAATATTGTGGGATTTTATCATTAAGAATTTTGACTTATATTTTACAAAAAATATAACTGATACATATTATAATTTAATTAATGGGTTGTTGAATAAATCTTGGCAGAGAGGTTCAATCAGTGTGATAATATCAGTAATCTATATTAAAAAGATTTTTCCTGACTTAAAAGATATTAAATTCGGTTTTAAAACAGGTGATAAAAATGACATGAAGGGTATTGACATTGAGGTGGTTTTATCCGACGATTCAATATTAAAAATTCAAGTAAAAAGTGGTACCTATACGGATAAAAACTACGGAGGTAAATATTATGTAAATGGTTCGAGTAATGATTTAGACTACAGTAAATGTGACTATTATATTTATTCACAGCCAAAATATGGTAAAAAACCATCATCATTTATAATGTTTAAAAACACACCTGAAGTTGGGAGAAAAAATGAAAGTATAGTTGTACCTGTAGATAATATTAAATTTAAAACACAAGAGGAGATGATATTACCCGAAAATTTATCAGAGCTAATGAAAGTATGTAGTGAGAAAAACTATAACTTTCAAATTATAAAAGAAGAAGATTATAACTACATAAAATTAGATGAGGAAAACAGACAATTAACCATCAATTTTAGTGATTATGATGAAACTTCCTTAGAAAAGGAATCAACAGAAATTTTAGATAAATTAAAGAATATGTTTAATTAAATCGACACCAAAAGATTCTGAAAATTCCCCATCACCCATTACTTGGTCGATTATTCCTTTTTTCTTTTGTAATATATTGTAAATTATTTTTTCAATAGTGTTTTCAAATACGGGATAATAAACAAGAACACTATTTTTTTGTCCGTATCTATATGCACGATCTTCACCTTGTGAGTGGTCAGCCGGAACAAATGATAAGTCATTCATAATTACAACTTCTGCGGCAGTTAGTGTAATACCAACACCAGCAGCCTTAATGTTACCGATGAATACTTTTATTTTATCGTCAGTTTGAAATCTGTCTACCGATTCTTGTCTTCTATCTTTTGACATACGACCATCCAAGGTTACAGAATTCTTTTTATATTTTTCATGAATCATATCGAGAGTCATTGTAAAGTTAGTTAACACAATGACTTTCTTACCTTGTTCTAAACACTTGTCAATTAACTCACAAGTGTATGGTATTTTTTCATAAGAAATAAGTTGTCGAATTTTCATCAAACGATTTAATGTTACACTAATAGTCTCATCATCTTTTTTATCATTAGTGATACGAGTAAATTCTTCTAATTCCTCATCGTACATTTTACTACTAAGTTCAAGAAAAACAGGGGTTACAATCTTTTCAGGTAAATCAAGAATATCGGTTTTCATTCTACGAAGAACTAAGTTTTTAGTTCGTTCACGAAGTTCATCAAGATTACTTGCACCACTTGTATTCCATACTTTTCTTTGACCAACTCTGAATTGATATCCCGCACAATATCTACGAACATATGATTGCCAATTTAATGTTAAGGGAGACTCAACAATTTTCAACAAATTAAAATAATTAATTGGACGAGATGTCATTGGGGTACCTGTTAATAACCATACTTTAGGTATTGTATCAAGTACATCATTCAATAGTCTTGTTCTGTTAGCTGTTGCGTTTGAAATATAGTGAGCTTCATCTACGATTGCCAAGTCAAAATTGGTATTAACTAATAATTTATAATCGTCACTATCTTCACTTTTATCGGTTGTATGATAATTTTTTATAATGTCATAGTTGATAATATAATAATGAAAAGTATGTCCCCATTTACGTCCCTCGACAATAAGGATTTTTTTATCACTATAGTTTTTAATCTCTCTCTCCCAATTTATTTTCAATGATGCGGGACAAACTATTAGTACTTTTCTTGCATTACTTTCTAATGATGCAATAACAGCCGAGGTCGTTTTCCCCAGTCCCATATCATCTGCAAGAATAAATTTATTGTTTGCCAAAAGTTTTTCAATTGCCACTTTTTGATGTTCCATTGGTGGTCTTGACGAATATTTTGAATAATCAATCTCCCTATCTAATGTTTTTTCGGGTTGAACAACTGCAGCTTTAGGTAACCAAAAAGATGAAAATTTATCTGAATCAACAATTTTACCCCAAATGTGATACGCCTTATCAGATTCACACAATAACTTTTCACACCATATTTTATCAGGTGGTGTGGTTAAAAGTCTGTCATCCATTAACTTTTCACCAAAAGTTGAAACTATATTAATATATTTTCTTGCAACTTTTGGAGTTGTGTCTTTATACTTTAAAACGTATTCGGATTGTGGTCGAGTTAGTTTGAAGTTTTTAGTGGTTTCAAACTTTTTTTTCCATTCTAATAATTGGTTATTATAACCTTCGTAAATATGTAATATTTCTTTAGCCTCTATTTCAGGAATAGCCATAGGTATTCATTATTTTATAATATAAATAATAAGAATGAAATATTAAACTATTTATATGAGTATGAACAATAAACTACCAATAACTAGACTAGGTAAATTTTTTTCACAAGAGGATTTTGACATCAATATACAAATGGGTCAAGAGTACCTTCATGGTGACCTGAATATGAAGTTTGTATTGTATCGGGTAGATAGGACTAAGACTGATACCGATTCAATTTATGCTGAGGTTGGTAAAGATGAAATTAAGTTTTTCCCACCAATTGAAGTTAATGGATTAGTACAAATTGCAGAGGCTAAGAATTCATCATATAAGAATGGTTTAGTTAGGTACTTAGAGCCAGGAAATATTACAATTAAAATTTATCTAAGTCATTTAGATGATTTGAATGTTAAAATTATATATGGTGATTTTGTTGGATATGCTGAAAGTGAGGAAACGATTCGTTTTTACCAAGTGATTGATGATGGTAGAATTCAAGCGGACGGTAAACATAAAATGTTCGGATACAAACCACATTATTTAACTATAGTTTGTGCTCCGGTTCAAGAATCAGAATTTAGAGGTATATAACATGGGAGTCCCTAAAAGAAAAAACGATATAGAAGTTTACGGAAACAAAGAATACTATCAAGGACAAAAAATCATTGAGAGGAGACAAGAGTTATTGGATAGAATTACCAAATCTGATACATATCTACCTGATTCAATATTACATGATGATTTAGATGGTGGTATGTTGGATTTCGTAAAGAAAAACTTTAAAGTAGTTACGGATGGTGAGACAATACCAATCATACCTAAGATAATGACAATCCAAAGGTGGGGGGAATTCACAAACAATTGGAACTTTAGTGATGATGATGGTAACATAAAACTTCCATTCATTACACTAATTAGAAAACCGGACGCACAGCCAGGAACAAACCCATCAGTACAAAGAACAATACCTGATAGAAGTACTTTTTATTATGCTTCAGTTCCAACATGGAATGGTACACAAATGGGTGCAGATGTATACAAAATGCCACAACCGGTTGCTATTGATATATCATATGATGTGACCATAGTTTGTACAAAATTTAGAGATTTAAACAAGTTTAATAAAATAGTATTACAAAAATTTTCATCGAGACAATCGTACACCACAGTTAAAGGTCATTATATTCCAATTATTTTAGAAGGAATTGATGATAGTACACCAATGGACTCTTTGGATAATCGAAGATTCTACATTCAAACCTATAAGTTTATTCTCTTAGGTATTCTTATCGATAGTGATGAATTCGAGGTTAAACCGGCATTAAGTAGAATGTTTCTTATGAATGAATTCATTCAAAGTAACAACTATCAAAAGAGATACATAAATAAAACTATAGATATTACTATTGTAAGTTTCACTGCTGATGGTTTACAAACTGCGTTCAGTGTTGGAGAGACAATAGGTATTTTATTTAATGTTGCTATAAATGGTTTGATTCAGGAAAGAGATGTCGATTATTTTCATGTAGCAGGAACATCTAAAATAACATTTGTAACACCACCATTAGAAGGTAGTATTATAACTATTACATATTTTAAGGGAAGAAACAGTGTTATTATTGACACTTATGGAAGACCAATACAAGTAACAACAGAATACTTTACATATAACGGTTCAACATTATCGTTTGAAGTTTTAAACTTTATTGATAGTGTCGTTACGTTAGACATCAATGGTCTTATTGAAGATGAAGGTGGAGGATTTGAAATTACAGGACAAAAAGAAATCACTTTACAAGGGACACCTACTATTGGTTCGGTTATAGGTATAACTTACCTTTATTAATTATTCCCCATATAAATCCTTTTTTTTAGCTTTACAGTTTTCATCAATTAACTTTTCTAAAAATTTATAAATTTTCATACCCTTTTCACCACAATGGTTTTTTAACATTTCGTGGTGTTTTTTACTTATTTTAACATTTTTGTGGGTATTTTCCATGTAAAAGATAATTTAAGATACTATTAGATAAATAAATATCCAGTGTGTGATTATTGTGTAAATCTTTCATAAAAACAAAGATATTTATAAACAAAGTAATAAATTATTTAATCAAACATTAATCAATGGCAAGTTCAAACAGAGTTTTCGTTTCTCCCGGTGTATACACCTCAGAGAAGGATTTAACATTTGTGGCTCAAAGTGTGGGTGTAACAACACTCGGTTTAGTTGGCGAAACCTTAAAAGGTCCCGCATTTGAACCAATTTTAATTAGCAACTTTGATGAGTTCAAAACATATTTTGGTCCAACCTCACCAGTTAAAGATGGTTTGGGTAATCCAAAATATGAATTACCATATGTTGCAAAATCTTATTTAGAAGAGTCAAATCAATTATTCGTAACAAGAGTTTTAGGTTTAACAGGATATAAACCCCAAAAAACTTACGGTATTAAAACATTAGGTGGTGTTACTGTAGATTTAGATGCCGTTTCAACAACCGGTATGACTATGAATCCGGATACACCAAATGCTTCTTCAATTTTTGGGGAACTTTCAGGTAAAACCGCTCACAATGGTAGTTCAATAACAACTTATATTCAAAGTAATTTCAGTGGTTTCACTTCAGCCGATGATGGTAAATGGTTTGTAATCGGTCAATGTGATTCTGATGACGTTGCGGCATTAACAGCTGTAAAAGAAGTAGTTTCTCCGTTGACAGGATTAGACAATGAAACATCTAGTCATGAAAAAGAATGGTACAACACATTTTTTAACAGTGGTGCAACTATTACTGACGTATATGCGTATCTATTCGTTTATAGTGGTAGTTCAGGAGTTTTCAATGTTACAAGATATGCATACGACGCAGAATTAAATTCTGACTATCATAATGTTGTTGTCGCAGCATTAAGACCAAGAGGGTCTTATAGTGGTCAAACACTTCTTTTGGAAGTGACAGGTTCAACTGTAGGTATTTCTGAAGTAACAGGTTTCGATTTGGATACAAATCCATTGGGTGAATTTACTTTGAGTGTGACAGGTAGTACATCTGGCGCTAAATCATTCACTTGTTCATTGGACACAACATCTACAAAATATATTACTAAAGTATTAGGAACTGATGTTTTTGATAAAGTTAAATCAGAATTCCCACTTTATGTACACGAGTCTTATCCGAATTTGTTAAAAACCGCATTTGATAAGGGATTAATCAGAGGTTTGAGTACTTCAATTGAAGTTGAAACCGATGGTAATAATTTCTTAGGACAATGGGATACTACTATATCACCTATGGTTGTTTCAGAAGTTAGAGGTGGTGAAGTGGCAGACTTATTTGAGGTGATTACAATTTCTGATGGAGAGTCGGCTAACTTCCAAGTAAAAATCACAATTCAAAATATTGATTTGGACACCGGAGATTTCGATTTGATTGTTAGAGACTTTAATGATACTGACGATAATCTTGTTGTATTGGAGAAATTCACAAGATGTAATTTAAATCCAGATTTACCTGGCTATATTGCTAAAAAAGTAGGTACATCTGATGGTGAATATGAATTACGTTCAAGATACATCATGTTATCCATGGCGGATAATCACCCGACAGACGCATTCCCTGCTGGTTTCAAAGGATTTAAAAATAACAGTGTATTTGGTTCAACAGGTAAATTAGGTAATGTTCTTTACAAAACACAATACTATTCTTCTGGTGATGTTATTACATATGATGTAAATGGTACACCAATTTTATCAAACGGAGATAAAGTAAGAAAAGTATCTTTAGGACTTTCTTCTCAAGTTGGTTTTGATAGAGATTTATTGAAATATAAAGGATTAGGTGCTACAACTGAAACTTTTGGTTTCCACCTATCTACCAACGCTTCCACTATAACAGGAGTAACATATCAGTGTACACCATATAATTTAGAAGGTGCAGATAAAGGACAATTAGAAAATATTAATTTCCGTAAATTTACTTTCGCAGTATTTGGTGGATTCGATGGTTGGGATATCTACAGAAATGTTAGAACAAATGGAGACGGATTTATATTTGGTAGACCAACATATGTAAATGGTCATACCACAAATAGTGGTGTATTCAGTTCTGTATCAGGTAATTCCGATTACTACTCATACTTAGCTGGTATCAATACATTCGCAAACCCTGAAGCAATTGATATTAACGTGTTCGCAACACCGGGTATTAACTTCTTTGACCATAGTTCATTAGTAACTCAAGCAATTGAGATGATTGAAAATGATAGAGCAGATTCACTTTATATAATTAACTCACCAAATAAAACAACTGCGGAAGAGGTAATTGATGATTTGGATTCTGTTGCATTGGATAGTAACTATTCCGCAACCTACTGGCCATGGATTCAGGTAAGAGATGGTGATAATGCAACTCAGTTGTATCTCCCACCAACAGGTGAAGTTCTTAAAAACATCGCATTAACCGATAACGTTTCTTATCCATGGTTTGCTGTGGCGGGTTACTCAAGAGGTTTGGTAAATGCGGTTAAAGCGTACAAAAAGTTAACTCTTGATGAAAGAGATGACCTTTACAAAAACAGAATCAACCCAATTGCAACATTCTCTGATACTGGAACAATTATTTGGGGTAACAAAACCCTTCAGGTTAGAGAGTCCGCACTTGATAGAATCAACGTAAGAAGACTATTATTGAGAGCTAGAAAGTTAATTTCAGCGGTAGCAGTTAGATTGTTGTTTGAACAAAATGACGAACAAGTTAGAAATGAATTCTTGAGATTGGTAAATCCAATTCTTGAGTCAATTAAGAAAGAAAGAGGTTTATTTGACTTCCGTGTAACAGTATCAAACGATCCAGAAGATATTGATGCAAACACACTTAGAGGAAAAATTTATGTAAAACCTACACGTTCTCTTGAATTTATTGATGTTGAATTCATCATTACTCCTACAGGAGCATCATTTGATAATATCTAATAAAAAAATAAATAAAATAGAAGGGTCCCAATGGGACCCTTTTATTTTTTAATAGTTGCCCAGTATTATATTAATACTAGACTAGTTTTATATTAAACTAGATATACTAGTATTTATTAATAAGTTAAGGAATATTCTGGAACTGGATACTGGGACTAGTAAAAAACTAACGAAAATTTTTCACAAAATCAAGTAAATTGAATCATTTTCGTAAAAAAAAAATATTTCTTGATTTGAGTATATTTATAAGAAAGAAAATAACAAAAAACTTAACAAATACAAAATGGCAGATTTATTAATGAAAATGCCGGTTCCTTACGAACCGAAAAGACAAAACCGATTCATCGTTAGATTTCCATCAACTTTGGGAATTAACGAATGGTATGTTACATCCGCTTCAAGACCTAAAGCAAAAATTAACTCAGTTCCAATTCCTTTCTTGAATACATCAACATATGTTGCTGGTAGATTTGAATGGGAAGAAATGCAAGTAACATTTAAAGACCCAATCGGTCCCTCAGCTTCTCAAGCATTAATGGAATGGTTCCGTTTACATGCGGAATCAGTTACTGGTCGAATGGGATATGCTGCTGGATATAAAAAAGATATTGAAATTGAAATGTTAGACCCAACTGGTGTTGTGGTTGAAAAATGGATTCTTCAAGGTACATTCATTACCAACTTAAACTTTGGTGATTTGGATTATTCAAGAGATGAATTGGCAACTATCACTTGTGGTTTAAGAATGGATAGATGTATCCAAGTTTACTAAAATAAAAAATCTGTCAAAGAAAGGTATCTCAAAAGGATACCTTTTTTGTTTTAAAACTTTACAATCAAGTAGTTATTAATTATATTATATTTTATGGAACAATTCGTAGTAGACCCAACAATTGCGTATGATGTTGTTGAATTACCAAGTAGAGGTATTCATTACACATCTCAAAAAAAATCAGTGAGAGTCGCATATCTAACCGCATCTGATGAAAACATTTTATCGGCACAAAATCTTATTCAAAGTAATACTGTGGTAGATGAACTTTTAAAAAGAAAAGTTTTAGATAAAGATATCAGTGTTGATGATTTGGTTGATGAGGACAGACAAGCCATATTAATTTTTTTAAGAAATACCGCCTTTGGTTCTGAGTTTAATGTTTATGTAACTGACCCAAAAACCAATGAAGGATTCACAAGTAAGGTAGATTTAAGTGAAATAAAATTTAAAGAATTTACTTTAACTCCAAATGAAAATGGGGAATTTGCATTTTTTATGGAAAAATCTAAAGTTGGGGTTACGTTTAAATTTTTAACTAAAAAACAACAAAAGGATTTAGAGGAAATTGAAAAAAGTTGGAATGGTAATGGAGTTGCACCATTAGTAACCAAGGAATTGGAGATGATGATAAAATCTGTTGGTGGAAATAAAGAAATGATGAGTATTCATAATTTTATTCAAAATTTACCAATTAAAGACTCACAAGATTTCAGAAAATTTGTAAAAGAAAATAAACCATCATTAGATTTAAAGAAAACAGTAAAGACCCCGTCAGGAGAAGACATCCAAGTTGAAATTGGATTCGGGGTTGAATTTTTTCGCCCTTTCTACGGACTATAGTAAGGGACAATTAGACGAAATTTTATTTTTAGTTAAAAGAGGATTTTCATATAGTGATATCCTTCGTATGCCTATCTATATTAGGAGATATTATATCAATTACATGATTGAAATAGAAAACACTCCTAAATAGTATTTATAGTTATGAATAAACCTAATATTAGTGATTTCATCGGTAAGTATGGTAGTGCAGATGCCGACTCAAATGCATATGTAGATGCAATGAATATGTATAACAGAAGTAATAACATTACTGGTACATACACTGTAGATACAAGTGAAAGTCAAAAATTTCTATCATATTACCATAAAAAAAAATCAGGGGAACCTTCTGGACCAAGTGGTACTATATCTAAAGCGGTATCAACACAGGGATTTACCACTGGATTTGGAATGATAAGTGCTGAGGCAGCCAACGAATTAATTGGTGCCGACCAAATTGCAAATGCCGCAATATCAATTGGAACTGCACTTTTTAGTAGTAAACCTCTAAAAGATGGATTAAAGGATTTATTCACCACAGGATTAGGTAATCTTTTTGAAGGTGCAATGAACATCTTAGAAAAAGAAGTTGAACTTAGAAACAAATTAAATGCACAAATTGGAATTGGAGGTGAGTTATCTAGAGGTTATAGAAATAATATTGTAGAGGCATTGGATGGTGTACAAGGTATGGGTTATTCATTTGATGAATTGGCCGATACTGCAATTTCAGCAACAAAAGAAACTGGAAGATTTTTTGTAATGAATGAATCTATCATGGAAAACATGGCAGTAACATCAAGAGCATTTATTGGTGATATGAAAGAGATGGGTCCAGTACTTAGACAATTTGAATTGGTTGGTATTGGAGCTGAAAAGACATTAGAAAATATAAATGAGGCGGGTAAATCATCACTGACATTAGGGTTAAATTCCAGAAAAACTACTGAAGAACTAAATAAAAATATTGGAAAATTAAACCAATATGGGTTTGAAAACGGTACTCAGGGTTTAAATCGAATGGTTCAAAAGTCTATTGAATTTAGAATGAACATGCAGAACGTTTTTGATTTGGCAGAAAAAGTAATGTCACCTGAAAAGGCAATCGACTTAGCAGCAAATTTACAAGTATTGGGTGGTGCTGTTGGTTCCTTGGGTGATCCGTTCCAAATGATGTATATGGCAACAAATAATGTCGAAGGATTACAAGACGCTTTAATTGGTGCCGCAGAGTCTTTGGCGGTATATAGTGAAGAAAATGGTAAATTTGAAATTACGGGTGTTAACCTTAGAAGAGCAAGAGCAATGGCAGATGAACTTGGTATGAGTTACCAAGACCTATCAAATATGGCGATTGCTGCCGCTGAAAGAACATCTGCAGCGGCAGATTTAATGGGTGCAGGTATATCTGTAGATGAAAAGGAAAAGGAGTTTTTAACAAATATTGCTAGAATGGGTAAAGATGGTAAAATGGTCATTGAAGTACCACCAATTTTACAAGAGCAATTAGGTAAAACTGTAGAATTAGAAGATTTAAATCAAACCACAGCAAGTGCAATTTTAGAAAATCAAAAAGCATTTGAAAAAATGGATGTAAAAGATATTGCATTAGAACAATTTACAGAAACCCAAAAAATGGCATTAAACATATCCCAAATTGCCGCCATGTTAAAGGTTGAATTTGCTAAGACATATAGGGGAATGGGTGCCGACATGGATAAATATGTCAAAATGGGTAATGACATGTTGGAAAAATATGTTACGGGAGAAGAAGCAAGTGGTGAATTAAAAAGTACTTTGGATGGATTCCGATCAGAACTTCAAAAGCAGGTTAGTGACGACCAAAAGAAAAAAGGGGCATCGGCAACACCACAACAACCATTGAATGTTAATAATACTCAAAACACGACACAAACACAACAAAATACACAAACACAACAAAATACAACTCCAACTACATTTGATATATCAGCCAATTCTTTATCACAATTAGCAGATAAAATAAAAGGACGACCAATTGAGGTTAATGTAAATGGAAACAACTCTAATCCTAGAGGATATCTACCCTAATCAATAGATACTAAAGTAACACATACAAATTATCTTCGTTTTCAATAAATCAAAAATACATTTTAATTTTTTATCTATTTATTGATAAAACAAACCGATGCCAAGTTACTTAAACTTTGATTCTACTAAAGAATTACGAAATTCAATTTTAGCTAGAACTCTTACCAAACCAAATGGACCGCAAACTTTTACATCAAGTAATTATGCGATTCGAAGTTTAAGGGATTTTCCGAATGTAAATCCGGGTGATGTAGACGATAACAGAGGTGAAATGTTAAGGGTACCACAAACAAATAATGTTTATAAACCCACGAATTTCAATGTAACTGAGAATATTAGAACAATTCCAAGAAGAGCAAATCTTAATTTATACCCATACTTTCAATTACAGAATCATAATTTAATTAGTGTTTTCAGACAACAGAATTTAACTAATGAATCAGAATTGATGAAGTTTGCGGGAACACACCTAGTATCGACTACCGGTCCCGTTTTTTCTAGAATTGCACAAAACATTGAACGTGTAACAAATGGACGAGATAGACTTAGTGAAGCGTTAAACGGTAGTATATCAACTGCATCGAATATCGTTACTGGTAGAGAACCATTAGTTGCTCCAAATTATGAAATTACAGTAAGTAAAACTTTACCCGGTAAAATAATTGACTTTGTACAAGTTGCATCTGGTGTTGAATTACCGTTTTCTGATATTCCGGGTGAGTATTTAACTGACCCACAAAACCCAATTAATATAAGACCTGTTGCAAATACAGGGGTTGGTAGACTTTTACAAGATGTAACAGGTGCTCTTGGTTCATTAATTGGTATAAGTAGACGACCAACACCATCTAGAAAACCATCAGATTTGTTTATTGAACATATGGGTAGTGGTCAAAAAAATGTTTTGTATGACTTATTATCATATTCAACATATGCACCTAACTATACCACTTCAGCAAGATCACAAAATACCTCAAGACTTTTTAATGTGGTTGGTAATATTGCACAGGGTGTTGCAAATTTATTAGGTATTGATGCACCTGTAGGTCAGGCATATATTGGTGACGATAGAGGTAATGATGTAAAATTTGCAATGAACGATTTTAATGATCGTCCTGTGAGAAGTAATTATTATTTAAGTCTTTTATTTGACCCTGTTCAGACGGAATTATTTCAAAGAAAAAGAAACTATTCTGATGGTGGTAGTATTACCGGTAAACTAACATGGATTAGTAGAAATACAAGAAATAAATTAGGAGAAAACAACCAAGAATGGGAAAGTCAAAAAAATGATTTTGACAATTCGACATCTACGGGTTTTGACTTTAGACCCGATTCAATCCTTGGGTACACACAAGAGATTTTAGATACGTTACCAACAAATGGTGCCGAGGCTCGTTCTCACGTTGCCAACGTCATTGACCAAACAAGTAGAATTTTTAGAGAAGGTGACGTGATGTTAAGTAGAGGTTCTGCGGTTCAATATACTGATAAATTTGGTGGGGAAAGTGGCGTTGAGTATTGTAGAGTATGGACAAAAGATAGGTCGTATTTGAACTATTCAGATACCATGAAGAGACAACAAAACGTAAGAAAATACGATGATAGTGTTTTAGATCGTTCATGGAATTTAAACATTGCTCCCATATCAAATGGTGGTAGAGACTTTAACGGGTCAACAAACATTTTACCTAGCGGTGATGGGTTTTATGCAAAAAAATACATGCTTTCAATTGAAAATTTGGCATGGAAAACATCTAACGTACCCGGATTTACAGTAAACGATTTACCATATTGTGAAAGAGGCCCAAATGGTGGTAGAGTTATGTGGTTTCCACCATATGATTTAAAAGTAAGTGAACAAAATAGTGCGTCTTGGAATCCTAATAAATTTTTGGGTAGACCCGAACCAATTTATACGTATCAAAATACGGAAAGAACTGGACAAATATCTTTTAAGGTAGTCGTTGACCACCCAAGTATATTAAATTTATTAGTTAGGGAACATTTCAAAGGTTTTTCAGATGATGAGGCTGAAAATTATATTAATGCATTTTTTGCTGGTTGTGAGGAAATTGACTTTTACGATTTGGTTAGAAGATATGCTACCATCACACCTGAAGATGCTAAATTAGTTAGTGATTTTCTTAATAAGAAAGTAGATGTAAGTACTGTCGAGAGATTTAAAAATGTAACAACCACGGTTGTGGTACAACCAGAACCAACTGTTGTTAGTGATACTTCTCAAACTGTTAAACTAAATGTTAGTTTAAATTTTGCTAATAATTGGCCACAAATTACTGAAGGAGATTTTAAAGGTACGAAGTATACCGATATATATACCCCACAAATTGGTTCTGATAGTTGGACTGGAGACACATTATCAAATTTAACAATTACTCTTGACGATATTTTAACAGGTTCAACCACATATAATAAAGCAAACGCGATACATGATAAGAAAATATTGTATGGTAAAGATATTCCTCTTGCAGAAGCGTCCACATATAAAAATAACACAATAAGTGATTTAAATAGAGAAATAAGTGAAGCAAGAAGTGGATTTGATTCATATGTAAATGATACAACAACATTGAAAACTGATATTGAAAGTGGAATAGTAAAAGAACTTTCAATTGTTATTGGTTCATCTTGTTCTGCACTTGCCGATAATGGATACAACTTCAGACTATCAATAAGAAGAACCTATAGTATTTTACTTGATATATTAGATAGAATCAAAAAGGACGTTAATCCTAAATCAGTATTAGATTCTAAATGGCCATCAACATTCACAGGTGGAGGGAATCAACAAACAAAAATTGACTTGGAATTTACATTAAAGGAATTAGGTTATACTGAATCAGATGGTGTTTTAAAATTCACAACAATTAGTGCTGGCGAAGAATTTAATAATGAAAACAATGTCAATTGTTCTACACAAGATTTTAAATTCGTATCAACATCAGGTGGTTCATCTTTAAAAATTTCAGCACCAGTCGCTTTTGGATGTAGACAATCAAGAATAATATTTGAATACACTAAGATAACGAAGCCCGACCCACAAAAACCTCAAACAAATACAGACCCAACGATAATTTCAAGATTGGAACCTGTTGGTGAACCAACAGTACCAAGACCAAATAGACCACCAATTGACCCGTTGAAGAGGATTATAATGAAAACACTTAGTGAGTGTTATTATTTCCAAAAAGTTGAGGAGAGTGATCCTGTGGTGTTTAAAACACTAAAAGAAAAATTAAAATATTTTCACCCTGGATTCCATTCAACAACTCCCGAAGGATTAAATTCAAGACTAACATTCTTATTACAATGTGTTAGACCTGGTGATACTATACCAATTAAAGGATTATCAGATACGTCTGACTTGAATGCTAGAAATACTTCATTTGGTCCACCACCTGTTTGTGTATTAAGAGTTGGTGATTTTTATCATTCTAAAGTTATTATTAAAGATGTTAACATACAATTTGAAGATTCCACATGGGACTTAAATCCAGAGGGTATCGGTGTTCAACCAATGATTGCTAGTGTTACATTACAAATTAGTTTTATCGGTGGACAAGGTTTATCAAGGCCTGTCGAGAGATTACAAAATGCGTTGTCATCTAATTTCTTTGCAAATACTGAGATGTATGATGAAAGGTCAATCAACACTGCGGAGACAATTGATGGTAAAAATAGAGAAGAATTCACAAAAGAGTTTTTAGAAAAAATAAACGAAAGTATACCAAAACCTGAAGAATCTACAAATGATAGTAAAGGTAATGAATTGGCTGAAGGTGAATTTATAGGTGTACCTTCAGAGTCTTCATTAAGATATGATGGGTTAGTAAACACTTTATATGAGACTTCTGAAAAATATTTTGATAGTTACCCAACACTATATAATCTTTTTGTAAAAGATTATGGCACATCCATTTCATCAATGATTCTACATCCTAACTACAGAGATATTAAAACATATGATGTTTTCAACACAACATCTTCAAGTGCAGGTTTAACTGTTGATTTATTTGGTGAATATACTAAAAGTCGGCCATTATCATTTTATATAAATTCATTAAAAATTAAAATGACACAAGTATTGGAAACTATCAATATTAGTCAAATGATGAATCTTGATAGTATTTTATCAGTACCAAAACAAAATAAAGCCAATGAACTTTTACAACCATTTTTCAAAGATTTTATTGAAAAAGAAATTAATGGTATATCAGATAAAACACAATTAAATGATTTTGTAAAAGTTAGAAATGAAGTTATCGATGCGTTTGATAAACTTAATTTTGTTGTAAAATATGGTTATGACGTAAAAATTGAAAAAGATGTAGTAACTAAAGGTACGTTATCAGGATTTACATATGATTTATTATATGATGAATATGAAAATTGCGTAAATTATTTTCAAGAGAATTCAGACAAATTGTATGAAGATTTAGACACATCAATAAATTTTAATAGTCCCGATATTTCTACCGATACACTTTATGAATTATTATCTGTATTATTAAAAGAGGAAGATAAGTCATCTTTTAAAGGAGTTTTTTCGGTTGATACAATAATATTTGATGAAAAAACTGTTGAAAAAATAGAGAAGAAATTTGATTCGTTTATTAGTTCACCACTAAAAGATAAAAGTTTTAAGTTCAAAAAACTTAAAAAAAGAAAAAATGAAAAAGAAATATCATTTGTGGTAACAGAAAGTGAATTAACAGATGATGAAATCAAAAAAGAGGTTAAAAAATTAAAAAGTAAAAATAACATTCCCCCAACGGATGATAAATTAAATTATTTTAGACCATGAGTAGAATTTATTTTGATAGGTATCAATTTTTCGTAGGTGATGGCAATTTTAGAATTGTGCCGGGAATTGAACTGCCGATTAAAGGAACCGATAGATATCATACGTTTAAACGTGGAAAAGACAGATTGGATAAACTATCCCAAGAGTTTTATAATACACCAACATTTGGTTGGTTAATTATGACAGCAAATCCAAATGCCGGAACTAATGAGTTTGAATTACAAGACAATTTTATTTTAAGAATACCATTTCCATTGAATAGTAGTTTACAAGATTACAAAAGAGGAGTGGAATTGTATAATTTATATTATGGCGAACAATGATTTATCAAATAGTGAAAATATATTAATTAAGACCGACGAAAATAATTTAATTTATGTCGATCCTAATAGTGTATTAGTTAATAATGAGGTTCAACCAAGAAGTGTTTCTCAAGAAAGACTGGTAATGTATGTCAATCTTGAAGCAGATATTATACCAAGAACAACACTCACTTCCGATGGAGACAAAAACTCTTTAAGAAGTATTGCCAAAGGAACATTAAATTTCCTTTCATCACAAGTTGGTGATTCAACAGACCCAAATGATAGAAATTTTACTACTAATTGGACCGATGCCTATTTAGAAAGAACCGAAAGAAAATCTAAAGACGGGAACACAACTGGTGATTTTTTTCAAAATGATGGGACAGGTCAATCTTTTGGTATTGAAAGTATATCAGTACAAATAAAAGGTGCTAATCTTATTCCACAAATAACAATAGAGTTTGCTGATGTTAGAGGTAAAACACTATTTGATTCCCCCGAAAATTCACCTTATAAAAGTTTTTTTCATATTCCTTGGCCAATATTTTACCTTACAATAAAAGGATATTATGGGAAGGCTATTAGATATAGACTTCACTTAGTTTCATTTAGTTCAAGATTTAATGCCAATACTGGTAATTTTGAGGTGACAACAAAATTTGTGGGTTCAACATATGCGTACTTGAGTGACATTCCATTGAAGGCGGTGATGAATGCTCCATATATGTTTATTAGAACTATAGAAGGTTCTCAGTCATTTAATGAACAAACAGGATTATATGAAAAGAAGGCGTTAAAATCATCCAAAGGATATCAAATCCTACAATCGGTTTATTCTGAAATGAAACAGAAAAAATTGATTCCTCAAGATCTTCCTGTTAGAACTCTAAGAGAAATTTGTACGTTGGCTTCAACTCTTGATAAAAGATTGGAACAACAGATTTTTGATGAGGTAATAGACCCCAAAGTCTTAGATGGTATTAGGACATATAGAGAAATACTGAAAAACTTTGAAATCAAAGTAAACGGATGGAAAAATAAAAATTTAGATTTAACACTTTATAGTGACCAATTTACTTTTAACTCTGAAGTGTCCAGAGCCTATGCGTTAAAATCAAAGAACAAACTTGATTTAACATTAGTAACAGGTTCAACTAACAATGATACTTTAGAATACATTATAACGACTTTTTCTGAACAACTTAAAAAACAACAGAAAGTATTCAATGACAATGTTAAAAGTGGTGGAGCGGGAGTTGATACAAAATTATTGTCCAATTCACTATTACCAATAGATTCCTATTATGGTATTTTATCTAGTGACTCAACGAAATATTATATATTTTTTGAGAGAATTATATCGGATATTCAAACACTTCAAAAAGTCTTTTTCGAACAAAATGTTAAAGTAGAAAAGGAGATTGAAAGAAAGATGAATGAAATTATCAAAGACCCTAAAAAAGGTTTTGGATTTGAACCGACAGTAAGGAATCTTTTCGGAATATTAATGGCAAACGCCGAAGTATATGTTAGGTTAATGAAAGATGTTCATTCTGACGCATTTGATTTGGCGGAAGAAAGAAAAAGAATAATTGGTAAATTCTCAGATGAGTTTGGGGATTCCATATATCCGTGGCCTGAAATTAAAAAAACAACACCAGGTGATAAACAGAGAGTAATTGCGTATCCGGGTGAACCTGAATTACAAAGTAAGTTACAATCATTTAACAGTATATTATGGCCTGAAGTCTCATTCGTTGAAGAATTTATGGGTGTTTCAACAAATGTTAAAGACCCATTGGTTGAAAAAGAAGGTGGTGTAAATGATTTACAATATATCTTTGATAGTAATCAAGATGAATCGAGGATTAAGGACGTAAGTCAACTATTCAAAATACAACAAACACTACCATATTCAGATAGAAGACCGGTATCATTCTTATATGAAATTTATGAAAGAGCATTACAAATTACAATGTTCGATTCTTTTAATTCAACAGTATTGAGAGAATTAGCTGATATTGAATTTGGAATGATTCAAGAAATTGCTGGAGAAGAGTTGGATATTATAGACATATTAAAAAATTACATTAAATCAAAAGACGATTTATTAGAATATATGCTGAAACTTTCACCATATGAAAGATTTCCGTATTATGAAGATTCATTACCAACAACAAGATATATTAAAGAGGTAATAAGTACTCCGTTTAAAATTGAACAATATGATGAAACTTCAAAAGTAAAAAGTTTTGACCCAACACCATATGTGAAATTAGATAATTTTTTAATTAACTATACACCCGAATCATATAGAAAACAAATATTCCCATTTAGTTCCAACACTTATTTAGATTACATTGAAAAGGATAGTTTTAGTGATGATGAACTTAAATTCGAAGGTTTGTTTAGAGTCGGTGTGGTTGGTAATGATTTTATATCTTCACCATTTGATAGATTTAATTGGATAAAACCACCATATTTTGATTTATCAGAGAATTTTAACATGTTTACTCAATCCCTATTTGTTGGAAATAATATAACAAATATATTAAATACACCATATTTTCATAAACAATTATATAGTGATTTTTCAAAAACAAGTTCTTTTGGAAAATATGCGGGTTCAGCATATCTATTTTTGAATTCATTACCATATCATGATTTAGAAGATGAAATAAGATTAACAAAATCGGGAACACAAGGAGGAACTACATTACTACCACCTAAAAGAATGTCATCAATTTTTAGAGAAATTGGTGCAACTCACTATGTCCCATATCATCTTATTGTTAAATGGGGTTCAATATATCATAGGTATAAAAGAAAGGTATTGGATGGGGTTGATATTCTAACAGGATTTACAACATCTAACAGTAACACCACAACCACCAATATTAATACTGATTTATTTTTTAATAATAATGAAACCGGTACAACATTTACGACTTTCACATTTAATTCAACAAATATGAATTATTTGGTTAATAAAGATGTTGGTGTCCATCCTTTCTATGATGCAATATATCATCAAGTTATTAATGATTATAATCACTATATTATTTCTTCAGGAAATACATCGTTTTCAGGAAATACTGTTAGTCAAAAAATAAATGGAAGAGTCAGACCTAAAGAAAATGGTTTGAATTATTGGACACAATATGTCGATAATTCAAAATTTGACACTAAAGATATGTCTTATACCATTTTACCTTGTGATGGTGGTAACAAATACATTAACTTAAAAGATGAGGTTGGTGTTGAACCATCAGATTTTGATTTTGACAAAACTGAACAACTTAATTTTAGATTACTTTGGCAGGATGAATATATCAATGATAGTTTTAGTGGTAAAACATTTTTTGATTATGATGAATACAATATTAGTCTAACCGAAGATATATATAAAATCAGTTCAAATCAAAAGAAAGTTTTTGATTTAATTGGAACGTTTAGTCCTCAGATTTTAGATGAGTTTGAGGAAATATTTCTACAATTCAGTTCTGAATTGATTGATATTGAAGATCCGTTTAAAAAATTCTCAAATGTAAAATATGACAACTTCCAAAAATTATTGAAGGAAATTGTAAAAATTGAGAAGAAATCAGATGATGGAACGGATATAGAAGATATCATATTAAAAATTAAAAGTAGACAAAAACAAAAGTTAGTTGTTTTATCTGAAGAATTAACAAAAGCAGATAACTACCTTAAAATCACATTGGGTAACCCCAAAGAATTAGATGCATATGTATTGAACAACTATATTGATCAGACTGAATCATGGGGGTCATATGATTTTCCATCTCAGAGTGGTAATACAAAATATATTGAATTATATGTTGGACAAGATCCTGACGTAGGGATAACATATCAAGACTTCTTTAGAATTTCAGACATAAGATTGGATGAAGAAAATGTATTGTTATTTAGACCTCTAATTCTTATTTATGGAGGATATCTAAAGTTTAATGGAACCAACACAAGAGAACAGTTTTCACTTTATCTAAAAAATAATATAATAGATAAAAAAACATCTACAATTGTGGGTGGGACATTACAGAGAACAAATGAAGTGGGTGGTTCAAATAATAGATTAAATCTATTTCTTATTCATTTAATATCAAAATTTCAATCACTAAAATTAGAAAGAAATGATTTCGCTGTCAATTTTGTTGATGGTTATAATAATAGACAGGTCAAAGTTGAACTTTATAATAGTTTTAAATCATTTAATGATAAGTGGGTTGCGGGAAATTCACTCGGACAAAGATTATTATTTGAGGAGTTTCTATTTTTAGATCGAGCAAATAGAGACATTGGAAGTAAAACTTATCTAAATTTAAGTAAATTCATTGATTTAATTGATGATAGAAACGATAATATAGATTTGTATTCTGCAATATCTACATTATTAAAAGGTACTGGATTTGATATGAGAGCATTACCAGCATATATCAATTTCTATGGGACAAATATTTCAAATAGATCTAAAATAACACCTTCTAAAAAAGTTGCTGAGAATTTATTCGGTACATTCTTAGATGTTGATTATGAAGAATCATCACCTAAAATAATCATTCAATTCGTAGGACCCACATCAAAACATCCATCGGATATGAGTAAAGATTATAAATTTAATGATGATAGTTTTGACATTTCAAATAGAAATAAAAACCCATTAATTGCAACATTACCTGAATTATATGATATTGACCAATTAAATAAATCTAATAAGGTTGTTGCCTTTGAAGTAAGTTTTGGTGATCAATATCAAAACATTTTTAAAGGGGTGTCATTGGACCAAACAACATTAAAAAACTCATCAGAATCATTCATTGTTTTGGAAAATCTTGCAAGATCTGAATCAGGTGCGGGTACATACAATGTTGATGTTAGTTTGTTTGACTACTATAGACAGGCATCTTATTATTGTGATGTGAGTTGTATGGGTAATGTTATGATACAACCAACAATGTATTTTTATCTCAAGAATATTCCAATGTTTAGAGGAACATATTGGATTACTGAAGTCAGTCATAATATTAGAGATAATAACATTGAAACAAGTTTTAAGGGTACGAGAATACCGGTTGCGGCATTACCTGACCCTGAAGATTCGTTTGTATCAAGTTACAAGTCATTATTTGATAAGATTACAAACTCGGCCCGTGCAGTTGTTAAAAAGTTAGAAACTGCAAATACAACTGGTACTACTGAACAAACAATTAGAACAGACTTTGGAAATTTTGTTACCGATATGGGAACAATTCAGATAAATGGAGAACAACTTATTAAGACTTCTGGAATTAGTCAATTTGGTATTCCATTTAATGGTTATGGTAATGAAAAATACATACAGAAAGTTACCTATAGACAACAAAATGGACAAGAAGGTGAATGGTTTAGAGCAAAAGTTGCCAGAATGGGATTGGAATCTACCATATATGAATTATCAGATTCTTCACACATGTCATTATTGAGTAAACTTCAAAATACTATTAACGTAAATTCTGAAGGACAAACCGGATTAAAGTGGTCAGAACTTAAAGAATTGTCGAACTCTCATTATTTCTATTCAACTAAGTTTCAATTTAGTAAAAGTATAACTGCAGATAAAATAATCACGGGTGTTACCGAATTCTTGAATCCTAATAATAATAAACAATTTACTCTTAATCCAAATTACGATTTGGACAGAAGGGTTGATACTTTGAATGTTTCAGGTCCTGTTAATGTTGGACCATTTATCGATGGTTATGGAATTGGACTTTCAAATAAACTAATGAGTGAATTGAAAATTGTAGAAGGGGAAATTCTTTATTTTAGAATAAAATAAAAACATTAATAATAAACGGGATATTTATATTTATAATAAAATCATTATGGATAATAATAAATTAAGAAACACCGTAGACAATTTTTTAAACACAAAACAAGTTAGAAAGGTATCTAATGACGGGATGGAACGTGAAGAATGTGACTTAGCAACTGGTGAGTGTTATGTTATCAGGTCTAAAGATGGGATTGTTGAAAGAATAAATAAAAAATACGTTACCGAAGACGGTAGACAACTTTTACAAGATTAATGCTATGAGTTTAGAAAAAAAGTTACACGAAGAGTTAATGCGTTTTAATGCAATTAACAAATACGCTAAAAAAATGATTATGGAACAGGATGCACCACCTGCAGATCCAGCGTTGGCAGGAGATTTACCACCAGCACCACCTGCAGATGCTCCACCTATGGGTGCACCACCGATGGACACGCCACCACCAGCACCTGAAACCGACAATGTCGAAGAGATTGATATTACTGATTTGGTTAATATGACCAAAAGTATCAAAAAAGAAATGGATGACAAAAAGGCGGAACAAGATGGTGTGGTGAATAAGATGGACGATGTTTTTAGCAAACTATCTGATTTGGAAAGTAAGTTAACTCAAATGGATATGGTTATGTCTAAAATTGACCAGTTAGGTTCCAAAGTAGAAACTATGAGAGAACCAACTGCACAAGAAAAATTAGAAATGAGATCATTAGATTCATATCCATTTAGTCAAAATCCACAGCAATTTTTTGCAATGAAACAAGATCAAATGAGACAAAGTGGTAAAAATGAATACGTTTTATCAAAACAGGATATTAATGACTATTCAAAAGAAACTATAAGACAAACATTTAATCCTGATAGACAAGAAGATGAATCTAGATTCTAACATTAATTTTTTCATGGGACTACAAGTCCAAATGAAAATAAACCATTGGCAAACAAAGGGTTATGCTAGACACATTGCATTTGGTGAGTTTTATGGTGTCATGGATGGTTTAATCGATACATTTGTTGAAAGTGCAATGGGAAAGTATGGTAGATTCACTTTGACTGAAGAGAATAAGACGATTCAATTAAATAATTTGTCAGATTTAGATATGAAAGGTCTTATTAACACCGTTAGGGAAGCACTCGTTCAAATGGAATTGGATGATGTAGACACGGATTTATTAAACATCAGAGATGAGATGATTGCTGAAGTTAATAAATTATCATATCTCTTAACTTTAGAATAGTTTAAAAAAATTTCTTAAAAAATAAAGGCCCGAGTTTTTTAATTCGGGTTTTTTAGTTTATACTTTATGAGTAACGTTATCATTAAATTTAAAATATAACTAATATGTCAACATTTGATGCAGTACTGG